ACCAAGAAAACCAATTCCACCACCAATAGCCGCACCAACTGGCCCAAACATTGAGCCAGCACTAGCTCCAGAGGCTGCTCCAGATAAACCTTCTTTGAGTGCCATATTAACCTCTCTCTTTCAAAATAATGATGTTCATGCTGTCCGCTTCCACACTGCAACAGTGATGTATGGCTGATAGTTGGCATTTGTTGCGCTAGAGCCTTCTGTAGATACAGATACAGAACCAGCAGGAGTGCCAGCAGATACAGATGATGTGCTTGCATTCCCTTGAGAATTATTCAAGTCACCACCACCAATACCACCACCACCTCCAAATGCGCCACCCATTGTGTGACTGTGAGCAGCCAATGCAGTACCCGTAAAGGTAGCCGTGTGTGTATGGCTTGGCAATGTGGCATCTGCACTACCACCAGTTTCTTCCAAAGCGTCAAACAATGAATTGCTTGCGTTATAACCAACAATCACACGACCAGCACCAAATGCCGCCCAAGTACCAAAGCCAAGCAAAGTACCGGGATTCGTTGTGACAGATGAGTTGAAGTACAAAGAACCAACAGGATACAAAGCACTCAATGCCGCTTGAACAAAAGCAGTCGTGGCAAGAGAAGTAGAGTTGTTACCAGCACTCTGAGTAACACCAGTAGTACCTGTAGGCAACACTGGTGAACCAGTAAATGTAGGACTTGTGGTGTCAGCCTTGGTTGCAACAGCGGTCTGAATGTTATTGAACTCAGTATCAATCTCAGTACCCTTGACAATCTTTAATGGATTGCCAGAAGACAAATTGTCTTTGGTTGCAAAGTTCGTGCTTTTTGTGTAATTACTCATGATCTTCCTTTAACTTATCTTGCCTTGTTTGGCTTGAATCTCAATCTTCTGAATAGACAATGGAGTGCCATTGATGTCTGACTCATAACCTGTTTGAACAATCTTGCCTGTGCCTGTAGCAGAAACAACCAGTGTTTGCAAAGCAATACCATCTGTGTATTGAGTTGTTACAGCAGGAGAAGTGTGTTCAAGTGTATGAACTCCTGAACCAGCACTTCCTGTATTGATTGCAGAGCCACCAGATGTAGCAGACAAATTACAAGTACTACCAGATGCGTTAACAATGTAATAGGTAGTGCCAGTGCTTAATCCAGATGGCAAAGTACCTGTTGTTGTCAAAGTTACATCGTTGTCATTTACAAAGCCAGAGCCATCAACAGATGTAATTACCGCAGGACTTGCGTTTGTAATCGTTACAACTTGACCATCTGGGTTGTCATACAAACCAACACCATAATAAGACTCGCCTTGAGTTGGAATAGTAGCGTTGTCAGACAAGTAGTTTGTCTTGAAGTCAAATCCCCACTTGAAGGTCACAGTCTGGTTAGTACCACCAATCACAATAATTGACAACTTCTTCAGGATTGAAGTTTGATTCTGATTGCCAAGATCAGCATGGTTTGTGTAGTACAACATACGATAGGCAGTTTCATAGTCTTGGTGAGTGCTATACAACCCAACATAACCATTCTTGCCAATATACAAAGTACCATTCCTGCGAGACAAGAAAGAAGTAGGCTGAATAGAGTCCCAAGTCGTAACCCTTGCAGAACCATCAGGCAAATAACTCTTGGTATCAAAACACCACACAGATTCAGTGCTAGGTGTTGTCAACAAATAGAAAGCCTCACGCTCTGAATAGACAGACTTCACATTTGCCAATGTCTCACCAGCAATAGTGTCCATCAAGTCATTACGAATGTTCTTAGACAAATCTCTCTCTGGGGCAGACTTCTCTTGAATAGTCCTCATCAAAGAACGAACACCAGAGTTTGACAAGAACAACACATCAGTGCTTGTAGTCTGAATACTGTCTCTAGCAAGGCAACCAATGCCCTCAACAGTGTCACTCAATGACATAGTAGAAGGAGAAGTAGCACCCTGATAAACCAAGATTTGACGCTTACCAAAGATGAACAAGAAACCGTTATGAGCAGCTAAACCAGTAACTTGGTCAGCACCATTGGGCCAAACATTGTTAACATTCAAACTACCAGCAGTACCTGTAGACCAAATATGTCCGGCAATCAAGTCGCTAAAGTAAACAGTAGCATTGTTTGATGTTGTATCTGCCGCCCACAAACGACCAAATGCAGAAATGCAAATGTTGGCATCAGGAGCAGTAGCTTGATAACCAGACTTCTCAGACACTCTGCGGTATGTAGTGGTGCTAACAGCAGGGTCATAAATTAAAGGATTGTGACCAGACTGAAAGAAGTATGTAATGCCATTCAATGATGCACACTGCCAGTTACTAGCAGTAATGGTAGGAGCAGTACCGCCACCACCATAAGTTAACTCAACAACAGCGTTAGAACCATCTAACTTAAACAACTTGTTGTTGCCAGCAAACAATACAGTGTATGTACCATCAGCCAAAACTAACTCATGGATAACCTCAACATCATTTGCGCCAAGGTTTCCAGAAGATGAGTTAACTCTAGCCCAACCCTTGCGTGAACCAATACGACCATACTGGTCAATGATGCAGTTGGTTGCAACCAAAGCATATCCAGCCGCAAGATCAAGAGGCGAGTCTTGCGTATTTAGCCCAAAAAATCCGGGGGCTGAGATGCTGAATGTTTGAATTGCTTGGCTCATACAGCAACAAACTCCTGATTCTCAGGGTAACGAGTGCCTTCCAAAGCAATGTAGTCAGACAGCATAGCTTTATACAGAGAGTAAGCCTCAGATGATGACAAACCACCATCTTCACCACGCTCAACTAATGCCCGGGCATAAGCATTCTGAATCACCAAAACATCAGGAACAAGCACAACAGTAGAGTCACTAGACAAAGTAGCTTGTGGCACTGTCAGGCTAAATGGGATGCTATACACGCCATCAGGACGAGGATACAGCGTTACTTTGGTGTCATAGCTTCCATCAACACCATCAAAAGCGTAATAGGCAGGAATGCCATCAACAGGAGTCGAGAAGTTTTGATAACGATTCATCGTAGCAAAATCCACATTCTTCATGCGGAGATTGCTAGTGACATTCAATACATCTAAGACTTGGAACTTCTGACCTGAACCAGTCAGAGAGTAAGAATATGTGCCTGAAGTTGTAGACAGGTTAATGGTTCTGCCAAGAACATTCCATGAAAAAGCATCTTCAATTTGACGCTTGGCATCATTGACAAACTTGCCAATCAGGGATGAATACGATGTTTCAGAGACAGTAGAAACAGTTGTCTCACGCAACCTAACAAGGACATCGTTTACAAGTTCAAGGTATGTCATCTGCTTTTAGCCTTTGCTTTGTTCCTTGCGGATATAGCTTTAGCTTTTGCCTTTGCGTCTTCTTTGGAGTTTGCACCCCAAGCCTTCAACGAAAGAAGCAGTCTTGTTGGTTCACCATCCTTGTACTCAGCACCAGCCATATTGCCCATGCGAGCCAAGAAACTTGCTCTGCGGGGATTGTCCCCTGATTTGACTGGAGGCTTCAAATTACCACCAGTTTCTGCATTATAAGATGATCTTCCCTTGGCATTCAAGCCGCCTTTTGGATTCTGACCAGCTTTTGTTTGCCAAGTGGGAGATTTCATCACTTCACCTTTTTAGGCTTCTTTGCAGTCTTTGCCGCCTTCTTGAAGTCAGCATCTGTAGGTGCGGCTTTAGAACCTACCTTGTTCATCTTTTCACCAGAACCAGCCTTGATTCTGGCTCTTTTAGCTTGAATGTTGCTATAAAGTCCTTGTTTCATTTCTTTTTAGCCTTTCTTGCTTCTGACAACGCAATCGCAACAGCCTGTTTAGGGTTTTTTACGACTTTGCCACCCTTACCAGAGTGCAACTCACCAGCTTTAAATTCACGCATTACCTTGCTGATTTTGGCTTGTGCTTTGGTCTTTTTCATAGGGTTATCCCTTAATACATGATTTTGGCGGTAATCGTGCCAGTTACATAAACTGTGCAATTGGCTCGCAAATACTTGGGAGCATTGGCAACTGTAACGAGTCCATCAGCAGTTAAAGCAGTTCCAATGGTTGACCAATTTGTACCGTCAAGGCTACCTTGCAAAGCAACAGTGGCAGAAGTAATGCCACTAACTTGCAAGAATGCTGGTTGACCAGAATCAACTTGAACTGCTTTAGAAGCACCTGTTGCGACAACAGCACTCAACAAGGTGACAGGAGTGGTTAAAGATGACATTATTTACCTCTTGAAGATTTCTTCATCATGTTGGTAGCTGTACGACCACCACGCATGGGCATACCCATCTTTGGCTTGCCAACAGCAATCATGACAGTCACAGGGACACCCTTTTTCTTGCCATACTCTTTGGCTTCTTTCTCGCCTTTTTCAGAGTAGGGAAACTTCTTTTTTCCGACCATAGGCATAGCGTTCTCCTTATTTCCAGATACGATCAACAATAAAGGTAACGATACCGCCCATGAAGGAAGCGATAGTCATACCCATCCAAAAACCACCTTTACCCTTGTTGGCAAGTTCCAACAGGGATTTGACATCAGCACTCAATAAGTGCATCTCCTTTTGGAGAGCCTCGACTTGAGCTTCTAATTTTCCAAAATCTCTGGCATCAATATCAGACATTTACAACCTTTCGGGGTCTACCCATACGTTTAATTGTGGGAATGACAGGCGCACGAAAGGCGGTATCTGTACGAACAGAATCATGAGACTCTATGGTTACTTCTGGCTCATCTACCCTTACATAACCTTGATGACCCTTCATGGAGTCAATGTCATGTTGCAAGGTGAAAGTCACGGTATTACCCGACTGGAGACAACGAAAAGTAGCCATAAAACCCCTCAAGTGAGAAAGGGGGGGACTAGCCCCCCCATCCTTACACCATGCGAACAACAACGAGACGCAAGGTAGAAGATGCCAAGTCTACTGTAGAACCTGACTCGTTTTGAATGCGGAACTTGACGGTATTAGCGGCACTGACATAGCCAGTGACGGTCAAACCAACCAAATCAACACCCAAAGATGCACCAATAACCATGTCACCCAAGGCGACACCAGCTACGGTCACATCATCTGTTTCACCAGCGCCATCTACCAATGAACCAGCGTCCAAGGTAGCTCTCACTACCCAAGTGTCGCTGAAAATGCCACGGAACTGGTCATTACCACGGCGGGAAACTACTGCGGATGCGGTTGCCATTTTGATTTCTCCTAATTAAGTTAAAAAAGTCCCCCCACCACTAGGGCAGGGGGCGCAACTGCAATTAGCTAGGAACAACCAAAGCAAACATAGAAGAAGACTTAGCGGCTCCAGTAGAAGCGGCACTACGCAAGGCGGCTACGCCATAAAGAGTGTCACTTGTGAACAGGGTTGCCAAATATTCTTGCTTGTATTGCACTTGTGAACGAACACCAACTTGCTCAACCAGAACCATAGAGTCCTTGTGACCCATCAAGCAGACACGAGCAATAGCAGAACCGCTAGTTGGGAAAGCGGCAGTAGCAGAAGCAGAGTCAGCGTTGCTGGAAGTGAACACAGGGATACCATACAGGTTACCGATTTCACCGTTGCGGATAGCATCGCCATTACCGACAAATGCTTGTTCGGTGTAACGAGCCAGACCCATCAGGGTGTTGCGGCTTGATGGAGGGATGATGAAGAAACGATTGTCCATAGGAGTATCGTTGTCATCCAAACGCTGAATAGTGCGGCGAATAGCGGCATCAGTCAGGGCAGAAGCGTTACCAGTGTTGGTGTTAGCTGTGTAGTCAAAGGTAGTTGTACCGTCACCGCCGATGAAGGCAGAACCGTACTGAGCACCAGTAGAGCCACCGTTAGCCACACGACCCAACTGAATCAAGTCGGTATCAACTTGACGAGACAGGGCGTAACCAGCATCAGAAGTATAGAACTGACGCATAGAGTTCAGAGCTTGTGCTTCAACGATGTCCTCAATCAAGCGGCTATATTCATAGTGCTTGTTGATAGAGACAGTAACTTCAGACTCAGTAGCGGCAATCAAAGTGACTGCTGTCTCAGCGGCTTTAGCAGAAGCAGAACCACGTGTAGGGGCTGGAATGTGAACGGTGTCACCTTTCTTGCCCTTAAACGACATCTTCATAACAAGGTTAGCAAGAACCAAGTTTTTCTTGTAAGCCGCTACGATTTCATCTGACCAAATATCAGGGATAAATTTGTCAGCGGTTGTTACTGTCACCGAATTGGTGGGGGAAAATGATGTTGCCATGTTGTATCTCCAATAAAATCAAAAGTTAAGTTATTTGACTCGTCCCTCTGCGTATGCCTGCATGATTTCATCACTCAAAGCATCGTAGCGGTTCGGGTCTTGCATCTTCAGCCGAATAAGGTCAGCCCTTCGGTAAACTCGTTTCCCAGATTCACCAGTACCACCTACATCTACAGATGCGGCTTTGAGATTAGTCTTGCGTTGGGCTTCCCCTGCATCGCTAGTCTGTTTAGCCTTAACACCCTTCAATTGCTTGTAGGTACTGAGCAGTTCGTTAGCACTGTCATAGTCATATTCACCATCAGCTTTAGCGTACAAACTAATGCGAACAGGAGAAGATTTCACCCAATTCACAAAGTCTGCATCCTGAGCAATCTGACCGAAATCAGGGTGTTCAGCCGCCAGCTTTTGCTGAATCTGCATCTTTTTGAACTCAAGAGCCGCTTGGCGACCAGCGAGTACATCAGGATGGTTATCAACAGTCTTACGAACAGCCGCCTGTGGATTCTCGAAAAAATCTACTTCTGGCTCGTCCTCTTTAACAGGTTGAGACTTACCCGCAAGGTTCTGCTTAATGAGTTCATCCGCTAATTTGCGTACTTCCCCCACTTCTTGAGCTTGCTTGCCAATCAGCTTCTCAGCCTCTTGGTGCATCTTGATAATGTCTGACAGTTCTTTGCCCCGATACTTGTCGGGAATGTCATCACTAGCTTGCTCAATGGTGGAATGAAGTTTCTGCTTTTCAACGACTTCTAATTCACTTTGCAACTCGTCTGGGTTATCAATCAACATTGTTTTTTCCTTTTTCCTGCCACTTTTGGGTTCTAGGAGATCACAACGGCATAAATGCTTATGTTGTGGCTTTGCGCTCTGCCGCTAACTTTTCACGGTGTTTATGGTCAAACTGCATATGTGCAGTTGGGAAATGACCTGACCACCCTTCCAATTTAACGCTAGGTGCGCTCATGATGCGACTGGCTGAACCACCGCACTCACACTGAACAGAATGCAACTCATAATTGCAATACCGTTCAATTTTGTGTCCATTTTCACAGACAAATTCATACATTCTTTTCATTCAATTCCTCATAGGCTCGTTCGCTGACCTCTTTCAAGGTTTTCAGCCAAGTCAAGATGGAAAGTTCACCTTTTCTAAACATCAAGGTCTTTTCATCAGGAATCACGCTTATATTATTCAAGGACTCTATCATATTGTCAATGTCAATAGTCAAGTCCTTCCAGCCTTCCATGCTCATCATGGAGAACCGTTCAGAATAGTATTTGTCAAGTTCAGGTGTCACCAAGGCACTCCAGTGGCGGTTGTTGGATTCTTCTTGGCTTCAATCTGTGCCGCCAAAGAAGCCTCAACAGAATCCTTATCCACACCATTAGCCCAAATCCATCCCAACACAGTTTCTTGTGTCAACTGGTCATAGGCGATAGTGGGAGTGCCATCAGACCATGAGCAGGTGGCGTAGGTGGATGCTGAGTAGTCACCATCAACTGCTGTGACTTGCCAGTGGGCAGTGGTTACAAATCCATCAGATGTTTGACGGTCAAGCTGTGAAATGTTCCAAGTTGTTGTCATTTTGCTTCCAGTGCTGTGATGCGGTCAGTCAGGGTGGTGATGAGGGCTTGTTGTTCTTGGATTGCGGCTGTGAGAGTAGCGACCAAGAAGCTGGTGTCAATTGATTGCGGCTTGATAGAGCCATCTTCATTTACAGCATCTTTGTCTCCAACAACTGCATGAGGAACAACTTCTTGTAACTCATGTGCAATGAAACCTTCTGCTTGTTCACCACCGTCTTTCCATGTGTAAGTGCATGGCTTAAGTTGGGCCACTTTTGCTAACGCACCAGTGATTGGTGCAATATTTTCTTTCAGTCGATAGTCAGACGAAGTACTGTAAGTCGTCACCGAACCTGTTGATGAAATTAAACCAACTTGACTGCCTGACGCATTTACAAAAAGAATCATTGACCCAGCAGTTGCGCCTGTAGCACGAGCGTGCTTAATAACAGTATTAGAACGGTCATCCGTATATGTGTAATTAAAATACGCAATGTTTGTATTAGATGCAATTGATTGAACGCTTAACTTCTCCCCAAAACTACTACTTGTAGTCCCCACCAGCAAGTTACCGCTGGAGTCGATGCGGGCGCGTTCTGAGCCATCTACAGAAACGGCACAAAATGAATTCGCACCTTCGTTGTTGGCATCCACACTAATATTAAGTCCACCTGAGTTTGTGGAAACAATGAAATCTAAATCAGAATTTGCACCTGTTTCTGTCATCCGCAAAATAGGCGATGCGGCAGACAAACTAAGCAATCTTGCGGGAGAAGCAGTGCCAATCCCCACATTCTGTGCTGTGCTAATAGTTACAGCAGTAGTCGTTCCATTGCTCTGTAAAGCAAGAGCGCCATCGCTAGCTACTCCAGATGAATTAAGTGTAATTTGTGCCATGTTTGATTTCCTTTAAGGTGTTCCATTTGCAACAATGTTTGTTGCAGAAGTGATGACTCCAGTTGAAGACATAGAAGCAATTGTCGTTGCTCCATACTTAAACAGCAATTTACCGCCAGATTCTTCAATTGTAAAGTTTGTGGTCAGCAACTTTGGTGTTGATGCGGCAGTCCCTGTTGTGTTCTGGTTCAATGTAGGAATATCAGCCGCAACAATCGCCCTGAATGTAGGGACTCCAGAAGAACCATTAGGCGATGCTAAGACATAGTTTGCAGTCTTAGAAGCATAAGGATTCTGAGTGTCTCCATAACCAGAAGCCAACGAAATAGCTGGAGTTGCACCACCAGAAGACGCAACAGGGGATGTTCCAGTGACTGAAGTTACAGTCCCTGTAAAAGCATCATTTGAAGTGATGGTGAAGTTGGGATAAGTACCAGTAACAGAGGTAGTACCCGCACCAGTCAATGCAACTGTTTGGTCAGGAGCAGAGTTTGTAACAGTGATAGTCCCCGCACCCTCAGTAATGGTTATACCTGTGCCATCAGTCAATGTGTTCTTTTGCCACAAAGACGTTGATTCGTTGTAAATAAGAACTTGACCATTGGTAGGATTCTGAGCCGACACATTGTGCAACTCATCCATCTCATAGCCGTTCTGTATACGAACATACAAACGACCATTACCGTTGTTGGCTCTCTCAACCACACCAATATAAACAAGGTGGTTAGGTGCATAAGGCTTGGTAGCAGTCAAAGTACCAGCAGTAGCACCAAGATACAGAGTGTCACCAGCCGTATATGAACCAAGATTCAAGCCATCTTGAACACCTTGGCAAAGAATCAAACCAGTCTGTCCAGCCGCAATATCTTCAGCACAAACGCCAACAGTCTTGGCAGATGTGGCATCTCCTGTGTTGTAGGCCAACTTGACCGTCATGCGGTCACCTTGAGCCGAGAACATATAAACAGGCTGACCCTTGGTGATGGTCACAGATTCAGCATTGGTCACATAAGCGTACAAAGTCTGACCGACATCAGCGGCAATATCAGCCGTTAAACCAACAGTCAAAGTAGCCTGAGTAGAGTCCCAGTACAACTTACCAACCCCATTGGTAACTGATGCACCAGTGTCAAACTGCACAAAGTCAGGTGATGAGATACCACCTGTGATGCCAGTCATGGAAGTGATGTTGTCGTTTGCACCAGCAATCGCCCAACTTTGGTCAATCTTTTGCCAAGCAGTACCGTTATAGATTAGCCAATCCCCTGCTTTCCAGTCAGTGATGCCATCTAGGTTTGTTGAACCAGCAGTGCTAACAACATAATAATAGCCACTTGTTCCAACACCAGAAGCCAGAGTAGGAGAGTTTGTAGACGCATTCCATGCTCCTTGATAACTTAATCCACCGCCAACAGAAGCCCATGAAAGAGCAGTCCCATTGGTCGTTAAGAACTTGCCACCATTCCCTGATTGGCTAGGAATCAGGTTAGTGATCTGGGTTTGTAGGGAGGCTAGAGTATCAAGTACAGACTGAGAAGTCCCGCCACCATTAGTAATGACTTTGATGCGTTCTGCAAGATCAGGAGCAACAACTTCACCAACATTGAGTTCACGACCAGAAGACAGTGTAATAACAAGGCTACCGTCAAAATCAATGCGAGCATCGGTAACAGACACACCGTCAACACCATCCACTCCATCACGCCCATCTCGACCAGCGTCACCTCGATCGCCTTTAGCGCCATCTTTGCCTGATCGTCCATCTTTTCCATCTCGACCATCCTTGCCATCAGCACCATCACGACCATCTTTGATGGAGGCTACACGCTTTTCAATGGAGTTACCCACATCGTCAAAGCGGGAACGAATGTCAGATTCAATCTTCTTTAGAGCCTGAACAACTAGGTCAACATTCTCACCAATCTTGCGCTTTTGCACTTCTTTTGCTTGAGCAACAGACTGCCGAACAGAATCCAAAACAGCCATCTGTTGCTCTGGAGTCATGTTTTTAAGGATTAACTCCTTGGCAAGATTTTCGACATTCATTGCTCAATTCCTGTCTGGGAAGCACTCAATTGTTGTGTCAGTTGGTTAAGGAAGTCTTCTTCCATGCCAGCCATCTTGTTATTCTTCTCTGACATCTGCAATTCAACAATCTTAGACTTGTTCTTGATGTCGGCTTCTTTCAACATCAGTTCAGCAATCTTAACCCGCTTATCAAACTCACGAGCCGCCGCTTCATCTTCATTTGGTAAGTTCTTAGTGGTTGCACCAAGCACTTTAGCCTGAATCTCTTGAGGCATCAACTGTGCTTCCATTGACAACTTCACAGCATTTGCCTTGTTTTCTTCAGCCTGAGTAGTTTGGACAGCAATCTGAGCCTGAGCCGCTTGCATAGCCAACTGAGCTTGCATTTGTTGCATTTGCTGTGCTTCAGGGTTAGGCTTGCTCATTTCATCCAAAGCCGCAATCAACTCATAACGGTTGGTCAGGCTAGAGTTAGACAAGATGCCCTTCAAGATGATGGGCAGAACAGGAGTATCAGGGCCGAGAGTCTGCAACAAGCCAATAAACTGCTTCTGTTCGTACTCACGAGCAATGATGCCCAAGGTGGCAGTTGGAATGAAGTTCATGTCCACAGAAGGATAACGCTCTGGGTCAAACTGCATATAGCGGAAAGCAGCCTTCTTGATGAATGGAATCAAGAAGTCTTCTTGGAAGTTCACCAGTGTGCGCTTGTACTTCTTGATGATGGTGGCAACAGCCATAGACATACCATCACCATCACGAGCAGAATTACTAACCATTCCCTGAGAATCAAGAGTGCCAGTAGCTTGCAACAACATACGCTCAAACTCCTTGGCGGTTGCCAAGTTGTTAGGGTCTGTCTCGCCAAACTTAAATGGCATCAAAATCTCTGTGGGAGAGCCGTTTACAAGGATAGCTTTTCCGGGCTTGACCTCAAACTTAGCACCACGAGGCAAACGAGTTGCATCCATTGCAATCATGGGGCTGGTGGTCAGTGCCAAAGAGTCTAAGTGGCTACGAGTCTGGGCATCAATAGCTTTTTGCATATTGAAAGCCTTTTCAACCGTACCACGACCCAACAAACGGTTAGGAATCGTGTCATCTTGATAGCTCAAGACTGGACGATCTTTCATCATGTAGGGGTTTTCTTCAGCTTTAAGGAGCAAACCATCGTTGGCAATGACCACAATGGCCTCAACCATGTCTGTATAGTCTTCAGCGGCTGAATTTTCAGGGAACAACTCGACAATTTCTTTGCTTTCTTCTAAGTTGTTCAAGTATTCACGAGGAACAAGACCGTAATAGGTCAGCAAAAGCACTTTTTCGTCCTGATATTGGCTAACTTCCTGAGTTGGCTCAAGATCAGTGTCTTCATAGGTGGGCGTGATGTCTACTTTGCGGTAGATGCCACGTTCAATACCCTCAACAACCTTATGAATTGAGACGTATTTCTCGATTGCCACGCCCATACAGTCATCAATGCTTGTCCCATTGGGGTCAAACAAGAAGTTCTTGGGGTTAACAGGGACAATCTTGACCGCAATACGGTTAGTCTCAGTCACGCCAATAGCTGCTTGACCTGTTTGGTTAGGAATGGCACGAGTTGTAGGGATGTATTCCTTTTCAGTCTTGACGATGATCTCGCCAATACCTGTTCCATAGATTTCAGCCATCAACTCGATCTGGTCGATAGATTTTCTGATTTTGTCTTTCTTGAAATCTTCCATCAGTTGAGCCTTGATAGCTTCAACGTCTAATGGATTACCGTCAATATCCTTGATGTCATCTTGGATGTCAAAGAAGTCGCCCTGACCAAAGATGGCTTCCATGATCTCAGCATGGCGGGTTTCTACGGCTTGTTGTGTGGCAGGGGTGACGATACGGCTACGCTCTGATTCACGAGTCTTGTCTTCAGAAGCCCATTGACCACGGAAGATACGCTCGTATTCCAGCCAGTCGGGTAGGAAGTTGACATCACGGTAATCACGCCAGCGTTGGCAATGGTCAACAACAAATGCAGTGATTTCCTTGTCAGCCTCTGTTGGCTGATAAAACTGGTTTTGTTCTAATTTCACTTGTTTGTTTGTTGCCATGTGTCGCCCTTAAAATCCCGAAATTACGTCTAGAGGCTCCCACTCATCTTCTTGGTCATCTTGGAAGTATGAGGTGACAGCCAGTTGGTCAATGTACGATAGGGCATCAGGTAGGTCATCATGCACACCTTGGGATGGGAACATCAAGAGTTGATCTTTAAATTCGTCCCAATCCTCCTCGGAGTTCAGCACAATCCTGCCATGCTCAAACCGTCCTTGAAGTGACCAAATGATACGGTCGGTTTTTTTACGATTACCGTGGGTCAAGTCAACTATGTGCGAATATACATTATTCTTCCGCATCAAGTCACTCAAATACGGCAAAACTGCGTTTTTTAGCGCCCCCTTCTCAATTCCTATGGAAAGTGGCCTATATTCCCGAATCTTGAGCAAAATGGTGGCAGCAGTCTCCCGAATGTCCCATCGTCCATAAACGATCTCTTTGACGAACCATTTACCCTCGTCTGTCACCTTGACCACAGCAATGGCAGTCTGGTCTAGCCGTTTCTTGGAGTTAGCCGCTTGCTTGGCAACTTCCTCAAATCCAGCCAAGTCAACAGCAATGTAGTAGCTACCATAGTCAGGCTCAACACCGTATTTCAGCCATTCTTCCTTGAAAACGTCAGAACCAGCATTGTCAAAGGAGGCAAGGTATTCCTGTTTGAAAGCAAAGGAAGACAGGGTTTTCTTAGCAGATTCGATCTCAGTTGGGTCAATCAGAGGGTTGTCTTTGGTTGTGAAGTGCCAAGATTTCCAGTCTGGGTCTTCTTCTGAGTTTCCGAGTTTAAATACGTCATAGAAAAAGTTACGACCTTTGGGAGTACCGATGAACATTGCCCGACCCTTTTTGTCTGACAACGAAGCTCGAATGACCTGCTCCCATGCTTCTGGTTTGATGTCGGCAACCTCGTCAAGCACAGCATAGGTGAGCGACACTCCTCGCAGAGTATCTGGGCGATCTGCACCTCTAACATAGATTTTGGCTCCGTTTATCAGGGTGATGTCCATGTTGTTGATGTGACTGGCTTGGATAACATCCCTACCTAACGCCATCAGTACGTCCCAAATAATCTGTCTTGCCTGACCATTAGTCGGTGCAACATAAAGCACTGCCGACCCTGAAGTACATTGCAGTCCTTCGATCAGGAGGGTGATGGCTGAGAGGCGGGACTTACCGCAACGGCGACCAGA